AGAAAGTTCAATAGGAGTAACAGTATGATATATGGATTAGGCATAGATGGATTTAAAAAGAAAAGTTTATCTGTAATAAAAGAAGAAACAGAAGCTAAATTAAGGGATGCACTAGGGGAGGATATTTCATTTATACCTCAATCAGTATTCGGTGTTATAGTAGGTATAGAATCAGAGGAAAAAGCCTTATTGTGGGAAAGTATAGAGGGCGTATATAATGCTATGTATCCATCAGTAGCACAAGGAAAAAGCCTTGATAATGTAGGAGAGTTTATCGGTATCACAAGGCAAGCAGATGAAACTTACGAAGAATTTAGAACAAGATACAAGGTGTCAGTTGCAGCAAAAGGTAAAAATAATGCTGATTCTCTTTACGGACAATTATTAGAATTAGCAGATGTAACAGATGCTAAAGTAATTGAAAATAAAACAAACATAGCAGAAAATGGAATCCCTGCACATCAATTCTTATCAGTTGTAGAGGGTGGAACAAATACAGAAATAGCTGAAATTATTTGGAAAAACACACCACAAGGAATAGATAGTTTTGGAGCAATTACAGAACAAGTAACAGATGAACAAGGAGACTTACAAAATGTTAATTTTTCAAGACCTACAGAAATTCCTATTTATTTTGAAATAAATATAACAGCAAATTCAAGTTTCCCAGTTGACGGAGAACAACAAGTAAAAGATGCAGTAGCATTGTATGGAGATAGTAATTTCAATATAAACAAAGAAGTTATATTAAGTAGATTTTACACGCCTATAAATACTGTAGAGGGAGTAGTAGATATTGAAATATTTATGGGTTTAACTGCTAGTCCTATAACAACTGTAAATATTCCTATCGGCATAACAGAAACATCTTTATTTGATGCAGCTAATATAATAGTAAATGTAAGCTAAGGAGAAATAATGGAATGCAGATTTACAAATTATCAGCCAACTATAAAAGAAAGACTTCCTGAACAGTTTAAATACTCTACATCTATTAATGGAACTATTGAAGCTTTTATAGATGATGAATTAGAAAAGTCTCAATGTGATTTAATTACTAAAAGATGGTTGAATACAGCAATTGGAAAACAGCTTGATGGGATAGGGGAGATTGTAGGATATTCACGACCTAATGGAGAGCCAAGCAACGATGGAAATTTTGGCTTTGCAGGTGATCCAACTTCGAGAACATTCGGAGATGCGAACAATGAAGAAAGCGGTGGATTTTTAAGCACCGCTTTTCCTGTACTTTTTGCACCAGTAAATGATGATATTTATAGGATATTATTAAAAGCAAAAATATTAAGAAATAACAGTTCTTTAAATGTAGATAGTACGCTTGAAATATTAAGTACATTATTTAATGCAAAAGTGTCTTATTTCTTAATCGAAAACTTAAAGCCTATGTATCAAATAGGTAGAGAATTTTTCTTATTTGAAAGAGAAATATTAAAAATTTTCCCTACTACTTTGTGCATAGAAGAGCCTAAATATGTATCGTTTAGCGAAAATGGTGCTTTCGGGTTTAAAGGAGACGACACGGCTTTAGGATTTGGAGATGCGAATAATGAAGAAAGCGGTGGCTATTTGTCATCAGTAATTTAGTTATAATTAAAATAAAAAAGGGAAAACATGCCAAAACCAACAGTACTTCCTCTTTGGGATACCGCAGAAGAAAGAGTATTAGAGCCAAGTATCACACAAAAAACAACTGGGTGGGTATATTCAGGGTCAATTTTTGAAAAACCTGATGCTGAGACATTTAACCATTGGATGAATAATGTATATAGATGGCTTAAATATTTCGATGAAGAAGTAGTGCCGTCTTCTCCTATTGCAACATACGAAGAGTATACAGCAACTGGTGGGGAAACATTTATTACAACTACAAGCAATACAGATATTCAGGTATATAAAAACGGTACTTTTTTAATTAAAGATACTGATTATACTCTTAATGTCGATGGTGTTACAGTTGATTTCGTAGTAGCTTTAAACGTGAGTGATTTTGTTCAATGGTATGATTTAAGGAAGTTAGAAAGAAGTTATATTAATAGAGATATTAATGGTTTAACCGATAAAACAACACCAGTTGTTACAGATAATTTAGTCATTCAAGAAGCAGGTGGAGATTTAAAAAAGTTATCTTTGAATAATTTAACAGCAGCACTAAAAACAAATTTACTACACATTCAAGACCAAAAACCACTAGGAACAAATGGTGGTAATTTTACACCAGGCTTAACATGGATACCAAGAGTTTTAAATACAATATTAGTAAATGATATTTCAGGTGCATCATTGTCTTCAAATCAAATCACACTACCAGCAGGAGAATACTTAATAGATGCATCTTGTCCTGTGCACAGGGTTTCAGATGCTAAATTAAGGTTAAGAAACATAACAGATTCAACAACTATAATTGAGGGTAGAAACGCATATAATTATTTTAATGTAAATATTAGTCAATCTGATTGTAAAATGAATGGAAGGTTTACACTAAATAATACTAAGACTATTGAAATACAAAATATATGTAGTGCTAGTAATATCCTCGGTAATGGCTTTGGAGTTGCAGGAAATTTAGGAACACAAGAGATTTATTCAGATGTGAAAATTTGGAAGGTAGGATAATATGAAATTTGCAAAAATTATAAACGATATAGTAGATCATATTGCATATAAAAAAGAAGATGGATATATAGAAGTAAACGATAATGTGTTTGGTGGAATGAAAAAGGTTGGAGATTCTTTTTCATATCCAATTATTAAAGAAACAGAAGCAGAGTTAATAGCTAAAAAAGTGCTAGATGCTAAAGCCTTTTTAAACAAAACCGACTTTAAAATGACTGTAGATTATTTTGCATCAATGACAACAGAAGAACAATTACAGCTTACTAATGAAAGAGCAAGTGCAAGAGCCTATGTAATAGCAAACGAGATTGAATAATGTCTTTAAAAGAAGAACTTGAGGCAAAACTTGCAAAAGAAAAAGAAGAGATGATTAAAAAAACTATATCACTTCCATTAGAAGACGCTCCAATTATTCAAGATGAAGCAGTAGAAGATATAGAAACTATAATCGAAGAAGAAATTAAAAAAATCCCAAGAGATGAAGCAGTAGAAGAAAAGTTTAATGATGAAGATTTGAGTGAGTTGGAGAAAATAATAGAATCAGCTTCTATTGAAAAAATAGAAGCTTTTAAAAAAGAAGAGTGCAAAGGGTGTGCAGAATTAAAAAAGGCTTTAGATAGTGTATTACATCCCGATTCTGTAAAAGAGCAATTCTTATCGCTTAGAGAGTCGCAAATTAACACAAACGAAAATGTGTCTAATGCTAGAACTGATATACAAAACGGAATTACTTCTGAATATAATCACCATAAGAGTAATTATGAAATATTAGAATCTATCCATAAGCACATAGGTAAATGGTTTTTTACTGTTTTGATACTAGCATCATTTTTAAGTTTTTCTTTAGGGATAGTGGCAAGCGAAAATAAGGAAGTCGTGTATCCAATAGCGGATAAAGTAATAAAAGCTTGGAATGATATAGGACATACGAATAAGGCATTAGGAGATTAAGATGGCATTTTGGGATATATTTGGAGGTACAGTAGCTAAGAGTGTAGAAACTATTGCTAAAGAATGGATTGATACAGATATGGAAAAAGCAGAAGCAAGTGCCTTAATGGTTAAGACACTTGATCCAAATGGATTAATGAGGAGAGACATAAGCAGAAAAGTATCTAATTTATATATGCTTTATATCTTATGTACTATGGGATTATTAATATGTTTTTCTTTTGAAATAGGAAATATAACACAAATAGAAAAAGCGATTAGTAATTTAACAGGTTTATTCATTCCTATAACTACAATGTTTACAGCGATTGTAGGTGCAAGTTTCGGTGTAAATGGTATTAATGCACATAAAGGTAAATAATGGCTGATTATATACACGCTTATAAAATATTAATGGGTCGTGAGTTTAGCAATAATCCCGACAAATTCATCCATAAAAATAAAGGCGAGGATTCTTTAACGGTTGCAGGAATTTATCGAAAATGGCATCCTAAAACATTAGACTGGGATTTCGTAGATAGGGTAATCTCTATGTGTAGTGGTAACCTTGCAATGGCTTCTAATTTAATTATTAAAGATGTGAAAATACAAGCACAAATATTACAAGGCTTTAAAGCTCACTACTGGGATAAAAACAGACTAGGAGAAATTGTCCATCAGAACACCGCTAACGAGCTTTTTATATCTGCTACTAACATAGATAGCAAAAACACTATTAAACTTGCACAGAAGCTAATAGGGGTTAAAGATGATGGAATCATAGGAAATATAACAATTAAATATTTAAATGACTATGACCCAATAGCATTTGATAAAGAATTTGACGAAATAGAAATAGAGAACTATGAAAGAATAGCAAAAAATCCAAGACTAGCTCACAACTTAAAAGGTTGGAAAAACAGAGCGAGGAGCGTATAATGAAAGAAAAATGGAATAACAATAAAAGTAAAATTTACATTTCTACTATTTTAGTATTAGTATCAATAATAGTGTACCAGTCTAAAATGTTACAAGTGTCATTTCCTGACCGTGCAATTTGTATCGAGCATCAGTTTAATATTGACACAAATCAATAATTTAGATATAATAACTTACTTCATTAGCATACCCTTGTTAATTTAGTATATCTTTATTTAAAATCTCTAACTTTTGATGTGTTCAAGCTCTCTTAACTTGAATTATAAAAGCTACTTTTAACCGAGTAGCTTTTTTTATTTCCGAAAACACAAATTGGTAAATTCTTTCCCTTTTTAATGTTTTATTCTTGACAATGGTTAAATATTACCCTATAATAACACTATCAAAAAATAAGGATATAAAATGAGAGAAACAATTAAGATTCAAATTAAAGCAATACTTAAAACTGTTAGTAGTTCTAATTTAGATGAAAAAGTAGACTGCATTAATATGATGAGGGAAATGATACATGAAATAAGTCCATTTAAAAGTGAGCCTGTAGACTATGTAAAATGGGTTAAAAATAATAGTGTTGGAGCAAATGAATATAATCCAAATAGTGTAGCACCTCCAGAAATGGAATTATTGAGATTATCTATCGCAAGTGATGGATTTACTCAACCTATTGTAACTTGGCAGCATTCAGACATTGTAGAAAATGAAGTAATTGATGGATTTCATAGACATAGAGTAGGTAAAGAATGTCAAGATATTCAAAAAAGAATACATGGTTATCTTCCAATAGTTGCAGTTAGTGAAGATAGAGAGGGCAGAAATGATAGGATAGCTTCTACAATTAGACATAACAGAGCAAGAGGAAAGCACAAAGTAGAAGCAATGGCAGAGATTGTACTTGATTTAAAAAAGCGTAATTGGAGTGATAAGAAAATTTCTAAAGAATTAGGAATGGATCAAGATGAAGTGTTAAGACTTACTCAGATTACGGGACTAATGGAAATGTTTTCAGATAGTGAATTTAGCATGGCATGGAAGGCTGAAACATTAGAGGAAATGGAAGATGATAACAATTAAGCAAATATTTCATCATTTCTCTTTATGGGAAGACAATAAAAAAGGATTTTATGACACGGTATGTGCTGATTATTCTGATCATGTACAAAAAAGCGTTAAGCTATTAAGTGACCAAGAAGAATTTAGAAAGTATGCAGAAAAAGTTATTAAAGAATGGGTTTACAGTTGTGAACAGAATTTAACTGATCCTTCATTAAACAAAATAGCATACATAGGTCAAAGTGCTTGTTGTATGGCAAATAATACACCTGCGTTTGTAACTCGTAATGCTTGGAGTTATATAGATGAGACAGATCAAAGAAAAGCAAATGAAACAGCTAGAGAAATATTAAGAGAATGGCGAAATAAAGAATTAAATAAGGGGTCGTTATGGGAAAAATTCAGTTAGACTATAATGTTTTAGATGGTGCAGTACAAAGAATAAAAGATACTTTTGACAATTTTGAAAAGATATATCTCTCTTTTTCTGCCGGTAAAGATAGTACAGTAATGTTGCATCTAGTAGCACAAGAAGCTCAAAGAAGAAATAGAAAAATAGGATTATTGCTAGTTGATTTAGAGGGACAATATCAGCTAACAATGGAACACGCTGAATTAATGATAGCACAATATAAAGATGTACTTGATGTGTATTGGATATGCTTACCATTGAGTTTAAGAAATGCTGTTTCCGTTTATGAACCACAATGGATATGTTGGGATGAAGACAAAAAAGAAGATTGGATAAGACAACCTTGGGAACATTCAATAACAGATTTAGATTATTTTCCTTTCTTTAAAAAAGGTATGGAGTTTGAAGATTTTGTTCCTCAATTTGGCGACTGGTTTAGTGAGGGAAAAAGTACTGCTTGTTTCGTAGGTATTAGAACAGATGAAAGTCTAAATAGATTCAGAACAATAGCAAGTACAACAAAAGTGAGATTCAACGAATGGCAATGGACAACAAAAGTAACAGAAACTGTTTATAACTCATATCCTATATATGATTGGAGAACTCAAGACATATGGACATATCACGCAAAAAATAGAGACATGAGATATAACGAACTTTATGAGCTAATGAACAAAGCTGGACTAGCATTGTCCTTACAGAGAATATGTCAACCTTATGGAGATGATCAAAGGAGAGGATTATGGTTATTCCACTTAATAGAACCAAACACATGGGCAAAAGTAGTAGCAAGGGTGAGTGGAGCAAATAGCGGTAGCTTGTATGTTCAAGAAAGTGGAAATATTAATGGTTATAACAAGATAACAAAACCAAAAAACCATACTTGGAAAAGTTTTGCAAATATATTTTTAGAATCATTACCCCCTCAAACAAGAGAGCATTATGAAATAAAAATAAAGACATTTTGTAATTGGTGGGAGGAAAGAGGTTATCCAGATGGAATACCAGATGAAGCAGAAGCAAAATTAGAAATGGCGAAGAAAGTACCATCATGGAGAAGAGTTTGCAAAAGCTTATTAAGAAATGATTATTGGATGAAAGGATTAAGTTTTACTCAGCACAAGACGGACGCATATAAAAAATACTTAGAAATGAAAAAAAGAAAATTAGAAGGGCAAGGGTTATTCGATTAATGAAACCAACTAACACAAACATAGCAGAAAAATACGGACTCGATAGAAAAACTATCGGCACGTATAAAAACAGTAAAGATAAAAAAGTAAGAGAAAGATACGATGCAATGAAAGCACACTTTATAAAAGCACACGAAGAAAAGGGGAAGTGATGAAAGAATTTAAAAAATTAAAAGTAGGTAGTAAAATACAAATTCAATCAAGAAGATTAGGGAGTCTTGAAAGAGAAATATTAAAAGTTGATAAAATAACTAAGAAATATTTTAAATGTGGTGGATTTAGTTTTTATAGAAAAGATGGGGTACAAGGAAAAATAAAAAATAATGAAAGTGCCTATGCCTACATTAAAACAAAAGAAGAAATAAATGAATTTTTAAAATCTAGTTTGCTTAACAATATAAAGCGAGAAATAAAATATTTTAATTTAAATACTCTTAGTCTAAAAGATTTAAAAACAATTGATTCGATAATAAGAAAGGTTTGAAAAATGAAACTAGAACCACTAATAAATAAAGATTTTGAAGATTTCGAAGGACACAATAAAGCAACAAGTGACGCTTTTGAAGAATGGGCAGAAAAGCACGTTTTTATGTGTCATATGACAGTAATGGGAATAGATGAAGGATATTTTGGAGAAACTGTTTTTGTATGTAACCATTGCGGTCATACAGTTGATGAAGATGGAATGAAGGTAGAAGTATGAAACTAGAACCACAAGTTAAACGAATTTTAACATACCTAGAAGCGAATAAAACAATAAACCCACTTACTGCATTGCAACACTTGGGAGTTTACCGCTTATCGTCCGTTATCAACAAATTAAGAAAGTATTACAAAATAAACACATTGCAAACAAAAGGCTTTAATAAATTTAACGAGCCTGTGAAGTATGCTACTTATGAATTAAAAGGGAGTAAGTGATGCAGATAGGAATAGGATACACAACATATCATATTTGTAGAAATTGTAGTGGTGCTGAATGTGATAGAGAAACAGCAAAATTATTAGGATTAAAAGTAAACTCAAACTATAAAGTTGTACTTCCTAGCGTAGACGACTTTATAATATTGATTGCCAAGAAGAACAGGTTAACAAAAGAACAGGTTATGGAACACACTCTTAAAAATCAAGGATGCCATTAACCACCCAACACTTAAAGACAATAAAGGTTTTTAAGTTTTATAATAAACAACTCATTTACCAAAGAGTAAAAAGAGATGAGGTTCTCGCTTCCTCGAATTAGCGACCAACTAGACTTATTTATCATAATAGCAACACTAAAAAAGGTGGAAGTCCTGCTTATAGCGAAACTAGTGTTTGTTATGATAAAACATTTAAAATAGTAAACAATATTAACTTTTATACTCATTTTATAATAATTTTGGTATAATGGTTTTATAAGTTTTTTAAGGTTACCAGTCCAAGGTTACGCTTTTTAGTGATAACCTTAAAGAACTTTACTTGAAGTAATACAAAAAGTGGCTGGTAACTCCTTTTTGCATCTTCGCAAAATTGTAATTTTCTTAAATTATGAAAGTACCAATGTTAAATGAAAAATAGAGAAACATTCAATTTTTACCGCAGTTTTTTTGAAGCGGGAAAAGATATGTCAGATGAAGATAGACTAGCATTTTATGATGCGATTTTAATATCTTCATTTGAGGGTAGAGATATAGAACTAAGTGGATTATCAAAGATAGTATTTACTGCTATAAAGCCAGTAATAGACAACCAAACAGCTAATTATATAAATGGTAAAAAAGGGGGTAGACCTACTAAAAATAACCCCCCTTTAGTTAAAAAAAATAACCCCCCTTTATTGAAAAAAGAAAGCTATAAGGAGAAAGAAAAGGATAATAATAAATACACTTCTTTTTTTGAGTCAATGTGGAAATGGTACAAAGATAACACAGACAGACCAATTGGAGACAAACAAAAAGCAAGTAAGTCTTTAGAAAAGAATCTAAAAAAACATAGTGAAGATGAAATGAGAAAAATACTTGTGAATTATATTAACGAATGTAAAAAAACAAAAACTTTTACAAAACATTTGGTAAGTTTATTAAATGGGGATTTATCTGAATATTTAAATACACCAATAGAAAAATCAAAAGCTAAAAGAGAACCAAACGTATGTCTTTAAAATTTGAAATACTAAGAAATGTGAAATCTGAGTCAGCGAATTTTATCTTAAAAGACTTTATGCCGATTCCTAAAAATGCAGTAACTCTTTTAAGTTCAAAAGGTGGTATTGGTAAGACAAGATGTTCTTTAATAATGGCTGATAGATTTATAAAAGAAACTGAAAATAATGTAGCGTTATGGTTAACTGAGGATTATAAAGGTCAAGTGCGATATACATTTGATGAGATGGTAAAAGCTGGGCTTGTAAGTGAACACTCACTTGATAACATGATACTTATACTAGAAGAGCCGCCGCAATTAGCAAAAAGAGAAAACGGCGTTTTTAAAGCAAACTATGAAGAGATAAATAAAATTGGAGAGGTTCTTATAAAAAATGATGTACACTTTGCAGTTTTTGACCCTTTACTTGCATTCTACGGTGGAAACGAGAATGACAATAGTGAGGCTAGGGTGTTTATTCAATCGTTCGCTGAGTGGGCTAAGAAAGCACAAATAACAACGCTTATAATTCATCACGCTAACAAAGATGGAAATTCAAGAGGAGCTACAGCTTTTCACGATGGAGTGAGAGCAAGATACGAGCTTGACTTTATAAAAGATGATAATGATGAAGTAGATATGGAAAAGATGCAAAAGGGGCTAAGAATGGTAAAGTTAAAAAAAGACAATTGGGGAATAAGACAGCATTTATGGAAGTTATCAGATGGAGAAGATGAAGTAGTCCATAAATTAATGCCTGAGATGAGAAATGAATCAAAATATTCAAGTGAGCCAACGATAACAGAATACACACCAAACAACGATAATGACTTTCTAGGAGGTTTATTAAATGAATAGTTTAGTAACGATAAGTATTAGTAAAGACATTACAAAAGACTTTAAAAAAATACAGGTTCCATTCAAAAAAATATTAGATTTAGTAAAATCAGATTTTAATTACAGTGCTGGAATTTTCAATAATGGACATAGAAAACAAGAAAATTATGCTAATTATTCGGATATGATAATTCTTGATATTGATGATGGAATGACAATAAGAGAAGCAAGTGAACTCATGAAACCATTCACACATATAATAGCTACAACTAAGTCGCACTTGAGAGATAAGAACGGATTAACTTGTGAAAGATTCAGAATATTATTACCAACAGAAACGCCTGTAAATCTAAACAGTGAAGAATACAAAGTATTGATGATGGGAGTCTTAAAAAGGTTTAGCTTTTGCGACCAAGTCTGCAAAGACTCATCGAGATTTTATTATCCAGCGAAGGATTCGATTGTAACTTATTGGCAAGGATTTATAAATTTCGTATGGGAAGATTTCTACAATGAGGAAAAAAAAGAAATTCAGAAGCAAATAGAGATAAATAGAAGATTAAATAACTTTCATGCTAACGAAAAAAGAAGAGAGCCGACACACACTTTTGAAGACACAAAAGAAGATTATTTAAGAAAAATTTTAAATACAAACAAGCTTTTAGAATTAATAAAATTTGAAACCAAATTCGGGGCAGGAAGTCGCAATAATTATCTTTACTCAATCGGTTGTTATTTAAAAGAAAATAATCTGAGCGATAATGAGGTCGCAAGTTCTATTTTATGGATTAATAGTTGTGGAGATGGAATAACAGAGCAGGAAATAAAATCAACTATTTTTAAAAGCTTAAGGTTATCTTTTTGAAATGGCTATTAAAAATACTAGACAAAAAATGTAAAAAGTGCAAGTGTGCATTAGTTGATATAATGATAAAGATAAAAGGATTAAAGTGAGTACAAGAAAACAAGCAGAAACATCAATCTATACAAAAAGTGTAATATTAAAAAAAGCAAGAGAAAACAATATAAAAACAAGAAAATCAAAAAATGGTATATTTTTTTACAAAGATTTAAACATTGAAAATAGAGGTTACTTTTCTGTAACCGCTTACGGAAAAACAACAAAGGAATATCATACAGGATACAAAATTGAGGGATACGTGTCAAATGAAGATTTTAGAAAAGAAGACGCTATTGAATACTTTAAAAGGATGATGAATTTGTAAATTCTTTTGTAAAAATAGCAACTTTTATTGACATACAACAAAAGTTGTGCTATAATTTGGGTACATTAAAAAAGAGAGGTTTAAAAATGAACAAATTTAAAAAATATTATCCTAATGTATTTATTGCAGAATGTGATGAGAGTTACAAGAAAGGCGATTTAATTAACTTAGAAACAAAGTACGGTAAAGAAGTTGAGTGTAAAGTATATAATTTAATTTCAAATGCAAACGACAAATTTTATTATTCAATAGTGAGAGTTGAAGAAATGAATTATGCAGAAAGAAAAGCACAGCAAAAGTTAAGAAGTGCAGAAGTAGCAGAAAGAAACAGTAATAAAGCTTATGAAGCTTCAAAAGAGGGTGCAGACTTTTTAGTACTTGCTGAGCCTATAAAAGTAGGACATCATTCAGAAAGTAGACATAGAGCATTAATAGAAAGAAATTATAAAAGAATGGGGAAAAGCGTATCAGAATCAGAAAGAGCAGATACTCTTAAAGAAAAAGCGAAGTATTGGGAAGATAAAGCAAAAGAGATAACTTTAGCAATGCCTGAAAGCTTAGAGTTTTTTACATTTGAATTAGACAATGCAAAAGCACATCACAAAGGATTAAAAGATGGAACAATTAAAAAAGACCACAGTTATTCAGTTGCTTACGCTAATAAGAAAGTAAAAGAATTAACTAAAAAAGTAGAAATAGCAAAAAAATTATGGGAAGAGATTTAAAATCTCTTTTAACAAAGGAAAATAATAAATGAAAAATATAAACATAGACCATAAGATACTATCAAAACATTTCAATCATACAATTGAGGGTATGAGAAAGTTAAAGCGTAAATACGAAGCAACAGGCGAAAGCTTATGGTTAACATATGTAAAAGCATACAACCACGACACTCAAACGCTAGAAAATAAAACCGACAAAGAGTTATTAACACTACAAGCGGAATTAACAGGTTTATTAAGCGAAAGAGGTGTTCTAATGAAAAACGAAAGCCACGAAGATAGTTCAAGCTTCGAGCCACAGATTGCAGAAGCATTAGACGTGTCAAACGGTGCGATTGAGCCAAAAAGAACAATCAGCAAAAAGAAACTTGAAGAGAATGAGAGGTTAGGGAAACGAATTTACCACAATATAGAATAATAATGAAATACAAAGAGATTGATTTAGACACAGTAAAAATATCTTACGATACACAAATGAGATTTATGGTTTTCTTTTGGCAACCTATGAGAAATGGAATTTATGGAACTTTGGAAGAAGCAAAGAACAGAATAGAAGAAAGCAACTTGATAACAGAAAGTTTAAGAAAACTGAATTGTAAAAACAATCAAGTTATATGCTACAGATAAAGGTAGAAAAATGAAATACTCAAAAGACTTTAAAAAGAAGCTATGGTGCAAGTGCGAACTACATAAACTACTAAAATATTATAGAGAAAAGAGAGAGAATGAAAATAATACTAACAAAAAACAATAAAGCAATAGGAAACTATGCAACATCAAAAACAGCACGACACGCATTAAAAATAAAAGGCTATAACGACTTACAAATAGATAGATTATTTATAGGATTGGATAGAAAAAATGTTAATACAATAGAGATAAGTTAATGAAAATCCTAAAGCTTAAAACAGTATGTTTCTTAGCATACTGTCATAATATGCTATTGGAAGCCGAAGAACAAGACAAAGAAGATAAAGGAAAGGTAATCATTGATGATGAACAAGATTTAAAAGAAACACGAGATTTAGGTATACAGATAACAAGATATTTGGAATCTATTAATTGCACTAAGGATTATCTATCTTTTAATTTAATGCAACAACTTAAACCACGAGCTAAAAAGTACTATGAAGAAATAATAAAAGTCTATTACAAATACTTTGATGAAAAAATCGTTCCTTTATTATTTACTATTACAGCACTTGAAGCATTGCAAGAAAAAGGAATCATTACAATTGAATTGGAACTATTGGAAAAAATAAAGTCTCACTTTATAAAATCTGATTATTTAGAGAAAGAAGAGTTTTCTTTTATGGGTAAAACAAAAATGAGAAATGTAGAAGTATTAAAATATAGTGATTGTATAGAAGATATTTTAAGTACATTAGATAAGTCAAAGCCACCAAAAAGAAAAAGATAGTGAAAAAGAAAGACCAATTAAAAATGATAGAGTGTGTCACTTGTATACACTCTATTTCATATCAAGATGAACTCCATTGTAAACTAAGAATAAAATCAAGCACACCTACAGACTATTCCAAAGTGTCAAAAGTCCCAAATTGTGATTTTGTAAAATTAAAGAACAGAATAACATAATTTAAGATTAATTTAATGTTTGTTAATGTATACTTCTAAAGTTAAGAAATTAACACGATATTTAAAAACTTAATGTTACAAGATTATTTTTTTAGTTTACATCTGAGAGAGGTGTAAATAGAGAAATAAGGAGAAAAGATGAACAACTACGACACACCACTTGCAAAACAAGAGGACATAAATATCAAAAGAGACAAACTCTTTGATGAAATGATTTATAGGTTAGATGATAGATTATGTGAATTTACAGAGAATGTAGAGTTAATGCAAAATGTAGCGAAAGATTATAAAGGGTATGATTTTTCAGCAGAGTTAGATGAACATTTAAGGGAGCAATTATGAGTAAAGACATAAAAGATATACAAGAAATGATTATCGAGGGATTCAGCGAAATAGTTAAGCACGAAGCCCTCAAGACAGAATCTTTAAAGCAAATGATACACAATATTAGCGTTGCTAAATTAGAGATAGAAAGCGGTTTAGAAGTGGAATTAAACTTAGGATTATTGGAGTTTGTAAAATGAAATTAACCATTATAATATTAAGTGTAATAGGTTGTGCAATAGGAACACTACTAAGTACTCTTATTATAGATTCCGTAACAATAGAGATAGCAATAGAAAGAGCATTTTCCCAATTATCTGTACTTCTTGCAATAGTGCCGACATACTATTTAACAAAAGAGATAAAATGAATGACTTAGATTGGTTAATGGATGAAAACTATGTATGGGAAACTATCACAATATATAAAAATCATTAAAGGGATATGATGAAATTAGAAGATTTAAAAATACCATTTGAAGAGAGTGAGATCGAATGGAGACAACAAAGTCAAGGTATTGATAGAAATGAAAACCCTTGGTGTATGGTTTTAGCTTATGTTTCTAATAGAGCTATTATGAATAGACTAGATAGTGTGTGCGGTTTAGGTGGTTGGCAAAACGAATACCAAACTGGTGCAAATGGTGGCGTTATTTGTGGAATATCTATCAAAGTAGGTGACGAATGGGTTACTAAATATGATGGAGCAGATAACACAGCAGTCGAAGCTGTAAAAGGTGGTTTAAGTGGTGCAATGAAACGAGCAGGTGTTCAATGGGGTATAGGAAGATATCTATACTACCTAGAAGCAACATTTGCTAAAACTTCATTAACTAAAATTAATGGTTGGAATCAAGGGTATGATAAAAAATCAAATACTAAATATTGGTGGGAAACTCCAACACTTCCAAATTTCGCACTTCCTATTACAAGCGAAGCAAGAAAACAAATAGTAGAATTAACCAAGGTAAAAGAAGTTAACCAGGAAGAATTTTTTAAATACTTTCATGTTACAGATTTAGAGCAACTAAACAGAGAACAATCAATAAAAGCTATTGATATATTACAAAAAAGATAAAAGGACACAAGATGAAATACTACGAAATACTAAAAACAATAGAAGCGATTGAAAATAAAAGAAATGAAGTTGATGAAATTACAGGGGAATTTTTATATACAGATGAAGAGATTGAAAAAGAATTAGCTAAAATTGAGTCTACAAAAGAAGATAAAATATTAGCGTATCAACATATAATCAATTTGAAAAATGCAAATATTGAAATATGCAAAGAACAAAAAGCATCTATTGACAAAACTATGAAAGATGATGCTAAAGAGATTATCAGATTAAATGATAACTTAGGATTGCTCTTAGGTGGGGAGGGTCTTAAAACTAATCTTGGGAGATTTTATTATGCAAAAGAATCTTTATATATAGAAGATGAAAGTAAATTTAAAAAAGACAACCCTGAATATGTAATCGAAAAGCCATCTGTATATAAAAGTATTGATAAGACAAAAGTAAAAGAAGATATTGAAAAAATAAAAGGTGTTAGATTAAGAACTGGTGTAACATTTAGAGCTAAAAAAGGATAAATAATGACAAATAGAGTAGAGATTGAATTAGACATAAAAAATATAGTATCTTGTGAAACGGTACTTTCAAGTAATGAAATTACTATTAAGTTAAGTGGCGTTGATGAAGATGTTTTAATTAGCGAAGTTTTAGACAATGTAGAGATTGAAAAGTTATTGATGCAGATTGACCCATTGAGTTTAGAAAATGAATTAAAAAGAAAAAAAGAAGAATATGAAAATTAGCTTTATTAAAAAAGTTGGTCGGTTAATTCCTTATTCAGAAGAGGATAGAGAAAAAATCGACAAGTTTCAAGATGGTGCTACTTATCAAGTAGATATTAAAAACTTAGATATTAGAACATTGAAACAAAACGCATCTACGCATTTATGGTGTACTCAAATAGCTAAAACGCTAAATGATAGCAATATGTATATAAGCGATACGATTAAAACAGAAGTAAACTGGTCTATGGAAACGGTAAAAGAGATTTTATTTAAGCCAATAGTAAAAGCTTTATATAATAAGAATAGTACGACAAAGTTAAGTAGAAATGAATTTGAAAAGATTATCGATACGCTAACTTTAATTTTTGGAAATAAAGGTGTAGTTTTGCCACCTTTCCCAAACAAAGAAGATTTATAATAGATAAAAAGGATTAGAATATGTACATAAGATTAGCTATAAGCGATGGTATTATAGATGGTTATAAAAAAAGAGATATTTGCGAAGCTTTTAACAACAACATAGAGTCAAGTTTCGAACAAAGGGAGCAATACGATGAATATTATTATAAGTATCCTGTTGATGTAGAAATTAATGAGAACCACATATTGCAATTAACAGATAAAGGATATAGTATATTTTTTAGAAATGATACTGTAGATATAAAATGAAACAACTAATAAAAACATACAAACTACTACACACTTTCACGATTAAAGGGAAAAGCGGTTTGTATGAGATAAAAATATTTTAAAGGGGAGAAGATGAAGAAAATATACATAGTTACTGATGGATGCTATATATACGGAATCTTTAAAAGTAAAGACAATGCAATAACAGAAAAACGAATGAGAAGAGTTAACGGAAAAATCAAAGGAATATCTATAAAATATCGTGTTAATAGATATGGATATAAAACGGACGATTAAAAATGTACACTAAACAACAACAAACAAAAAAGAATAAAGAGAAAAAAATAGGAACTTTTGAAAAAAAGAAATATACCCTTAAAAAAAGAAGTCCTAAAAATAAGATAAGCATAAAAGAGCAAGAGTATCTGAATCACTTAAATAGTATTCGTGATACTGTGCCGTGCTTTGTGTGTGGTCAAAATAGAGCTAACGACCCTATCGAATGGCATCATGTAAAGAATAGGTCGAGCGATAAGAAAAATCATTTTAGGCTTATACCTTTGTGTGGTAATAGACATCATAGAAATGGAAATATAAGCCCTCATGGAAATGCTAAAAAATGGCGTGATATCTTTACTTATGAAGATCAACTATTAGAAGGTGCTAGGTATCATCTAAAATATTTAAATATGAAAGGGGAGTAAATTAAAAATGAAGAACAAAAACTATCGGAAAATGTAGCAAGATATTTAGCAACTCAGTTTCCTAAATTAATTTTTAGGTTTGATATAGGTGCTGATATACGATTGACTATAGGGCAAGCTTCAAGGGTTAAAAATAAGCTTTTGCATAAAAGAGGACACCCTGATTTATTTATATGTCAATGTGTAGGTGGATATGGTGGATTATTTATTGAGCTTAAAAAAGAAAAATCAGAAGTATATAAACAAGATGGTACTTATAAGAAAAATGCACACCTAGAAGAACAGATTAAGTATCACGAACAGTTAAGAAAAAGCGGTTATAAAGTAGTTTTCGGATTAGGTTTTGAAGATACTATAATAAAAATAAAAGATTATTTAAAAGGAATAAAATGAAAGATATATTAGTAGTAAATAGAGAATATACAAAGCAAGATGGAACACAAGGTGCAGAATTTGTAAAAGTTGGAGTTTTAGGAGTAAGCCAAAATAATAAAGAGTATATTATACTAGAGCCACATATAAACCTTGCAGGACTTCCAAGAAGCGAAAAAGGTGGTGTAATGTGTAGTGTAGTTGATAAATCAAACAACGGTCAAACAAATAACAACAGTAATCAAGGCGGTTATCAGCAACAAAACCAACCACAGCAGAATTATAACCAACCAAATCAGCAACAACAATATAACCAACCACAGCAAAGTTATAACCCTAATCAGCACCAGCAATGACTAGAACAGATAATACCACACTAAAGGAAAGCTATGGAATATAACTTAGCAAAAACAAGACCGTCATTAAAAAATATGGCAGTCTTTCACGATTCAACAATACAAAAAATTAGAACTATTCAAGATAGAGATAATAAAAAGTATGAAAAGATGAAAAAAGATTTTCTTAAAGCAATAAAGAATAAAAAAAGATTAGAAGAATATTTAAACAAATTTTAACATTTGGAACAAAAACCCTTGACAAATATTCCAAATTGATATATAATAACATTATGAAAGCACAAATAACAGAAGCAATAAGATTAAGCGGTATACCAAGAACAACATTTTACAGGTTATTAAAGAATTACCCAGAGTTTGAGAAATTCGCACTTGTAAGCGTTATAGGAAACAATTTAATTAAAGACGAAGTTATCGAAGCTTTGACAAAAAAACAAAAAGAGGAAACAAAATGAATTTTACAGCAGATGAAGTACAAAAAACAGAAAACAGAGTTGTTACACTAGACTTTAAAGGGTCTTTGGATTTTACAATCGGAGAAGATGGTAAAGTAGTTGATGGAGATAAAACAGTAACACATCAAGAACTTTATGAAATGATTGCACCTAAAGAAGAAGTTGAAGAAGATGAAACTTTACCAACAGACACTTTAGAATCACAAGAAGCGTGGGAACAAAACTAATGCTACCTATAGTATGAAAAAAGAAGCCTCTAAAAAGAAAATATTTTTTCAGAGGATAGAGAAAGCTTAGGATTAATTTCCTGAGCAATAAGGTTCAAGTGAGTGTATAAGAAGTGCTTAGTTGAAAAACATAGTCAGTTTATACATTCTTTTGAGCTTTAAGAGAGCCAAAAAAAGAGAGGAATTAAAGATGAAGAAATTATTATTAATAAGTGTAGCAGTAGGAGCATTACTACTTACAGGGTGTGGGTCTGATTCACAAGTAGCTTCACAAAATTTATCAAAAGCAGCGGATATGTTTGAGATAGATAGAAGAGTAGTTTTTTACAATGGTATAAGTGGAGAATATATTTTAAATATAGAGGGCAGATGTTCAATAACTGATAGCGGTAGACAATTAGAAGTTACTTGCAAAACTCCAAATGGTTTTAAAAAGCACTTCTTAGGATTGTCAGACAATGTCACTTATTTTGCAGAACAATTAAATTATAAAAATGTTAGTACTTTACATTATAGAGTTATATTTAAACCTCAAGCAATCGTACCTGATATAGATTTCAGAGGAAATACTAACGAATTAATAAATGCAGTTACACCAGACAGGAGAGATTAATATGAAAAATAACGAAAACGTAAAGTTTGATACAGTATATAAAACAAACAAACAATTTAGAGACAGAGTAAACAAATTTTTAGGGGTAAAAAATGGCAAGTAATCAAGAAGTGAAAGAAATGTTAGTAAAGATGGAAAATGTTTTAGAACAAGCTATCGCGTTAAAAGAAAGAAATAAAGAGCTTGAAATAAAGCTTGCAATTTATGAAGATGCAGATAATGAACTTGATCAAGACCTAAATGACTTTAGAAACAAGCTAGAATATTTCACAAGCCTTAGAGATGAAACAAGTATCGAGCATAAAATCGCAGAGTTAGAAGATTAATCGTGAAACCAATATTAGACAATAGAGCATCAAAAGGAGACATAATAAACTTTGTCTCTATTTTGATAGTAGCGTGCATTATATTGTCAAAGGGATAATATGGCAAGAGTTAAATATAAAGCACGACACGAACTAGAAAAAGAAATAAAAGAGTTAGAACAGAAGCTAAGAGAATCAGAAAGCTATGACTTAGCACTTTTAACAATGAACGAGCTTATAGAACAAAGAGCAAAAGCAGATGTAAGAATCACAGCTATTGATATAGAGATTCTAAATAGAGAAGGGATAGGTACAGAGTAATCAAAACTTTTATTCTTATATTAGCAACAATACTATTTACAGGATGCGTAAATAAAAGTAAATACAATTATGTATCATTCAAATATGCAACTTGTAAAAATAGCAATGATGTAGGGATAAAGTTCCATGATGGCATATATAAGTGCTTTTATAAAGAAAACAATAAGATTGTATATCAAAATCCTATAAAGAGAACTACTAGGAAAATCCGAACAGTTGCAAAAAGTGGATGCGAAACTACAATAACACAAATATATACAAGTAAATCAAGTGGGAAGATAGTCACTTGTCGCGGAAAAATATTAGAGCCTGGACAAAAAACTAGAATAATCCACATAAAAGGTAAATAATGAAAAGTGAAGATATTATAAGAACAGCAATTTTAGTAACCATAATTTTTGCTATAGAAACAGCAATTTTTGTAAATTTAGAAACTGGATTAATAACAAGATAATGACGCCATTTGAGATAGCTTTAATGGATTTAACAATACTTGCATACACAACAGCATCAACAGGATTCATAGTTTTTTCGATGTTATTCTGTATATTTGTAAAAGAAAAGGATTATGATGAAAACTAGTAACTGTTGCAACGCTCCCGTAATAGAAGAAAGCGATATATGCTCACAATGTAAAGAACATTGCGAAGCTATAGAAAACAAGATAAATCAGAAGATAAAAGAAATTATACTAAATAAACTAAAGAACTACACAGATGGTAGTAATCGAAGATTATATGCCGAAGATTATTTTAAAATATCTGAAATAATTTATAGAGATATCAAAGAAAGCAAAAGGTTTAAATATCTTGCATTAAGAGACACCCTTTATCTTGATTTCACTCTATCTGTTTATAGAAGTACAAACGAAAGAACATTTGAAGAAAGAGTAATAGAAAAAATAGAATCTTTATTATAAAAGTAGATAATTATAAGATAACATTTATATCTCTTTTGATATAATTGTATTATGAAAACAATTATTAAAGTGCTTGATAAAGAAGTACAAGAAAAAACAAACATGACACCGTTACAGTTTCATAGGATTAAAGAAAAACATCCTGAGTTAATACAACTGGCACAAAAAGCAATGATGCAAGATAAAGCTATCGAAGAGTTTAAAAAAGTTTATGACGAAATCGAAGCTGATTGATATTTATTATGATTTATTCGACTACTTAGACGAAGTAGATATGTTTGCAGAAGCAATTAAAACGCTATGCAAGTGTAATCTACGAAAAAGTGTAATAAGAGTAAGCTTGGAAGAGTTACGATTACACCATATAGAAAACGAATTAATCACGATAAATACACTTAGTAAAGAAGAACTCAATACATTTAATAATACTTACTCAGAAAAGCGTGGGAAAGCTCGTTGTATGTACAAAGCAGGAAAAGATATAAAAAAGATTGTTGTATCAACTGGAATAACAACAGATGATTTAAAAAAGATGATAAAAGACGAAAACCTTAAACAAGAGAAAAGCGGAATTTATCAAACAACCATAGGAGATTATGAATGAAAAAGATAGTATTAGCAAGTTTATTAGTAACAGGGCTATTCGCAGTAGACAATAGTAAAAAATGTAATACGGCAGAAGCTGGTTTTGTAGAAAATAGTACGAAAATGGGTAAAGCAAGAGCAAGAGGATCATTAACGATGTACAAGTATATGAAAGATACAATAAAATACATTGATATGATAAAAAGAGACTGTGTTATTCCTAAAGAAGCAGATGATTATATTAATGGAGTAAAAAAAGATTTAACTAAAGCTTTAAAGCAAAATGGTCAGTTAAAATGATTATAGATAAAATAAAAGATGATTTAGGGGTTTAGAGTGGATAAAAGAGTAGAACAGATTAAGGATGGATTCTTTATTGGACTAGGAATAGTTTCATCGTATAATTTAACAATATTTGTAAATGATTTTTTTACAATATTAATTACTGGTAGTAAATAAATGGCAAGATTAACGCAAGATACGAAAGATAGAATATTAGCAGACTTTCATATCGGTAAATCACAAAACTTTTTAGCTAAAGAATATGAGTGTAGTCCTGCAACAATTAATAAAATATGTAAGGGTGTAGAGTGTCAGCATAAACATAAATACAAAAGTTATATAAATAAACCATTTGATGGCGACAAAGATGGCTTTTTGTATGTTTTATATCTAAGAGACAGTGCAGGAGAATATTTTTATAAAATAGGATTAGCAAAAGATTTAAAAAGAAGGGTAAAAGAACACCAAACATCATCTCCTTTTAAAATATATATAGCAATATCTTATTATGTAGAAGATATGAGAGAAGAAGAAAAAGAACTACATAACATTTTTGATGACAAAAGAATACTAGGGGAGTGGTTTAGTTTAAATAAAAAAGATTTAGAAAAAATAAAAGAACGAAGCTTAAGGATATTAATAGATGGCATATAGTAAAGAGATATGGGATAAAGCAAAATGTCTTTATGAATTAGGAAAATCACTACAAGAAATAGCAGACGATTGTAACTTTAAAGATAAAACAACAATATCAAGAAGAGCTAAAAAAGATAATTGGGAAAAGCATAAAATACAACAGCTAAAGACCGATATAATAGGCATTGAGGAAGAAAATACAACACTTGAAGCAAAAAAAACAACAGCAGTGCAAAAGTTGGCAAAATTACAAGACTATGAGATAACAATACTTGATAAAGTAATACAAGATGAAACAGGGAATAAATCATTATTGTTTAGCACAGCTAATCTATCGCTAATAAGAAAAAATCAATTACTTACAAAGAACACAAAAACAATACTTTCTAAAGAAGATTATTATGAAGATGGTAAAAAGATAATGACAAAAGAGATAGAAATAGAAATACCACTAAGTCCAAACGATTTAAAGTCATTAGATGAGGGTATAGAAGTAAACGCAAAAAGTCTAGAAATAGCACCACGACACGCAAACAGTCAAATAAATGTAAACACTCAGAACAATATGCAACAGAATACAGAACTAAACAAAGAGATAGTATCTCAAACATTAGAAGCTTTTAATAATGAGTATTAACCTTACAGCATTAAGAGAAATACTACTACAGGACTTCATCTTTTATTTAAGATGGTCTTTTAAAACTAAATACAATTCAAAGATAATATTAACAACTTCTCATATACAAATATGTAAAAAGCTTATATCTGTATATGAGGGTAACACTAAAAAATTAATTATCAATATGCCACCAAGAAGTGGAAAGACTGAAATAGTAAACACATTTATTGAATGGACTATAACTAAACACCCAGAATCAAAATATATTATGACTTCATATTCAGATACATTGGTAGCTAATAGTTCTCAACAAATAAGAGATACTATAAACTCATTAGAACATAAATCAATGTTTGAGATAGAAACTAAAAAAGACACACAGTCTAAGAAGCTATGGAAAACTAATAAAAATGGTGGAGTATATGCAGTTTCATCATTCGGACAAATTACAGGACACGGAGCTGGATTAAAAAGCATTGAAGAGTGGGGCGGTTGTATTATCGTTGATGATCCATTAAAGCCTGATGATGCAAACTCATTGCTAAAGCTTGAAAAAGTTAAAGATTGGTATGAAACAACTTTATCTAATAGGGTAAATAATCCGAATGTACCAATCATAATAATTATGCAACGATTACATACGGATGATTTAGTAGGGTGCATACAACAAAACCTATTTAAAGATAAAGACGAATGGGATTTTTTAAAGATAGAAGCAATGAACGAAGAGACAAAAGTATCTTTTTGGGAAGACTACTACCCTTATTCACGATTAGAACAAATGAGAAATTCTAATAGTGCTTACTTTTATTCACAGTTTCAACAAGAGCCTATTATCAAAGGTGGTAATTTAATTAAATACGATTGGTTTAATTGGTGGGAAGTATTACCTACTCTAACATATTTAATAATCACAGTAGATACAGCACAAAAGACAAAAGAGATAAATGACTTTACAGTTATGCAATGTTGGGGAGTAAATAAAGATAAAGACATTTATATGCTCGATATGATACGAGGTAAATTTGAAGCACCGCAACTAAGACAAACAGCGAAAACTTTTTATTACAAATGGGATAATTATAAACAGAATGAAAAGAAAATACCATTAAGAAAAATGCACATAGAAGATAAATCAAGCGGATCAAGCCTAATACAAGATTTAAAATCCGAAAGACTTAAGATAGGTGCAATACAAAGAAACACAGATAAAGTATCAAGAGTAATGGACTTTTCGCCACATATTGAAGCGGGAAGAGTATTCGTAAATTCAAATGTTAATCAGATACAGGACTTAATAGATGAAGCACTAGCCTTTCCAAATTCTAAGCACGATGATACTATTGACCCTTTAATGGATGCGATAGAACTAACACAAGTCAAACGCCAAGGATTTAATTCTTCATTCTTTAGTTAAATTAAGATACTTTATGATATAATTTTATATCAAAGAAAAGGAATATTAAATGAATAAAATAGAGTTTACACAATCGCAAATAAAAGCTTATGAGAACAACGCGACAATGTTTATAGTGCCAATACCACGGGAGAGATTAGAATATATAAGATTATACTATTCAGAGTATTCGGAAACAGAAATACTAATGGATGATTCACTAATACAAATAGGAGATAAAGATATATTTGTACAAGAACTTCAAAAACATTATTTAGATGATGATGAAATATCTTCTATGGGGTGTGCTTATAGTGGAGAAGATTACACTACTGAATTAGCAAGGATAGGCAATTTTAAAGAATGTATTGATAGTAGAGTTGTGAGGGTCAAAGAAATAACAATAGATGAAGTATCAAAAATATACAATCTAGAGCATAAACAAGCACTAGAATTATTTAAAAAAGAATATTATGATGATATGAAAAATGACTATGTATTTTTAATGGAGTTTAATAGATGAGTAAAGATACAATAAAATCAATTTTTGCAACATTTATAATACTTGGAGCAGTTATGTTTTTTTATTATATGATTAAAGAGGATATGAAAAAAGATAAAGAAATGGATAAACGAAAAGCACTTATAGATAAACAGAATGAAGCATTGATAGAAATAGCAGATAAACATATTAAAGTCAAGGAATTATAGATGAGTAAACAAAAAATAAGATTAAAAAATAAGCATAAAGTTTCTCTAAGAAGATATAAGGGAATCGACTTAGAGTATATCATTAATTCAATAGCATCTGCATTTCAAATACCTAAAGCAATGCTTATGGGTAAAAAGAGTTAGATAATCAAAGCCTTTTTATTTTGCTATAATAAAGATAAAAAGGCAACTGATGAGCGTACAACAACGAATCACTAACTCCAAGGTTACGGATGGATTTAAAAACATTCATAAGTCTATCGGTAGTAGTCATGATGTAACTACTAACACAGCATTTAGGCGCAACCCTTACCTATCATTAAACTACTATACTACTAACAGCTTATATTCTAATTCTTTAGCGGGAAAAGCAGTAGATATTCCAACAGAAGACGCTTTTCGTGGTGGTCGTGAATTTGAATGTGAAGATACTGAAAAGCTAGAAGAGTATCAAGAGTTTTTAGTAGACATTAAATTAGAAGAAAAACTTCAAAACTTGATGAAGTGGGGTAAGGTGTTCGGTTCAGCAGTTGCAATAATAATCTCAGATGATGATGAAATGGGAGAGCCTTTAATAGTAGAAAATCTAAAACAAGGCGATATTAAAGATATTGTTATCCTTGATAGATGGCAACTATACACTATGGACATTAATCGTAACCCTTTGTCGAGTAAATTCTTAGAGCCACACTACTACAATGTTACAAGAGCATCAACACCTATACATCATTCAAGAGTTATTAAATTAGATGGACTAAGCACAACTATTTATGATAAAGAAGTTATGAACGGATGGGGATTGTCTATCTACGAGCGATTATATAAAGAATTAATGAACGCTCAATTAAGTCCTGATTTACTTATTAATTTATTAGTTCAATCAAACTTAGATGTATTTCACATAGATAATTTAAACGATTCTATTGCTGATGGAAACGATTCTTTTGCCATAAGCAGATTACAAACAATAATGGACGGAAAATCTATTTATAATGGATTCGCATTAGATAAAGAAGATGATTATTCAAACATTAGTAAATCATTTGCAGGACTTGGAGAAGTTCACGACAAATTTATTGAGCTATTATGTAGTAGTGCAGATATTCCTAAAACAAGATTTATGGGCGAACAATCAGCAGGGCTTGCAAATGATGGTAGTGGAGATATGAAAATATACTACGACAGAATCGAATCAAGAGAAAGAGCAACGCTTAGAACGATTTACAATATACTTGATCCAATACTTACTAAGTCATATTTTGGCGAAACTTTAGACTTAAAATATAAATTTGCTTCATTATTCCAAATGACAGACGAACAAAAATCAATTATTCAAAATAGGGATGCTCAAACAAAACAAATTTATTTAAATTCAAATGTGATAACTGAATACGAAGCAAAAGCGAGCTTGATAGATAATCCATTGTTTCCAACAATTACAGCAGAAAGTTTAGAAGAAGAAAAAGAGTTATATTCTGAAATGGATAATATAAATCAAGGAACAGAAAATGATTAAAAACATAGGAAGATTTTTAAGAGCATTAAAAATACAAACTCCAAGAACTGGGCGAATAATAACAGAAGACGGTGGATATATAAATGAAGCAGATATATTGCTTAATGCTTTCACCACTGAAAAATTATACACAAGTGGATTACAATCTTTATTTAGTAGAATAAGAGTCGTTCAGAGTAGAAAACTATTTGATAATCAATTACAATATGATAAACAGCCTTTATATTGGGATGAAAAAATAATAGGAATACAAGAAGAATGAAAATACAAGAAATAAAACAAGCTGCAGGAACTAAAAAAGATATTAAGCTAAATCCTATAAAAGAGTCTAGAAAAATACAGCTTGAATACTATCGTGAATTAAAGAAACTAACTAAGGAATTAAAGGAAGCAGTTAATAAGGAGCTACTTCCTGCACTTAAAGGTACTTCAATAACAAAAGATAGTGTTGTAAGTGTATTGGGTATTATGGAGAGCATAAGGCAACGATTCAGCAGTATTACAGGCTTTGCGACTAATGTATCTAACAATGTAGTAAATGCAGTTAATAACAATGGTAAACAAAGACTTTTAAAATCTGTAAATGCAAATATGGGAGTAGATATAACCAATGTATTAAACGAGCAAGGGATTAACGAAGTCGTAGCACTTCAAAGACAAAAAAACAAAGTCTTAATTAAATCTATCCCCGAAGAGTTTCTTAAATCAGTTGAGGTCGTAATCACAAATGGTATAGCAAATGGGGAAAGCTATAAGGAAATGGAAAGGCAATTAAAAGGTATTAAAAATATTTCATCAACTTTTGGAAAGCTAGAAAATAGAATAAAAATGATTGTTAGAAATGAAACATCATCTATAAATGCAAGTATAAATCAAGCACGATACGAACAGTTAGGTATAAGCCTTTATGAGTGGGAAACTTCACAAGACGAGAGGGTAAGAGAAAGTCACGATGTAATGCAAGGAAAATATTGTACATATAATGATGCTTCTGTATACGCAGATACACTTGAAGATGCGAAAGCTGGAAAATGGAAAAAGAGAAGTTCATTAAAAGGAGTACAAAAAGCACCTGGAATCGATTTTTCGTGCAGATGTATCGCATTAGCTATCATAGATTAGCTATAATAAGAATAAAGGACACACTTGAGAAATATAAACTTTTTAGGTTATACAAACAACATAGAAACGCTTGACTCTTTTTTATCATTGGGTTATATGGAAGAAGCACATGGAATAAAGATAGATAAATTCGCAAGAGCTTCATTACAAAACAATGTAGTAGCAACTATCGCAAGTTTTAATGAGGGAATATCAGTAAATACTTTCAAACCTTTTAATGATGCTTTAGTAGATTTAAACATTGTTTCAAGTTCCGCATTAGATACTCACGACATAACAGTTTATTACATTAATGGAGATAGAGACTTAAAAGAAGCTACTATTTCATTAACTGGTCTAATTCCAATTAATTTATCAGTAGCATTTAGTGATACTATTTATTGTATATGGAGAATGTTAAACAAAAGCAATGTTGACAATACTGGAACAATAGAAGTTAAAAGTCTTGCAGGGGATATTTACTGTAATATGCCCGTTACAAGTGGGATACAAGCTAATACATCATTAACAAGTATCTTTTCAATTCCAAGAGGTTATATAGGATTAATCACTAAAGTATCTATTTCAACAGATAAGGGAGCAGATGCAAAAGGTGCAATATTTATCAGAGGAGATGGGCAAGTATTCAGATATGTTAAAGCTTTAGCAAGCTATCAAAGCCAATCCTTATACAATGATATTTACGCAGTAGTAACAGAAAAAACAGATTTATTACCAATAGCAGTTGCTCAAACTGGCGGAGTTCTTTATTTAGATTATACTGTACTGTTATTGAAAAAAGAATTTGTAGGAAAAAATATAAAAGGGAATATATTATGATTACATTCGATAAAGGGTTTATTGGTTAATTAATCTCAACTAAGCTATAATATAAACTGTTATTAGCTTAGTTGAGGACTACATCCCCAGCTAGTCTTCTACTAAATTAATAGGCTGGGGAGCTTACAATGAAACTTATTCAAAAACATAAATATTTAAACACTATCGAAAAATCAAACAATGCTAGACATGGCGATTCAACTACAAGACTATATAATATATGGAAAGTAATGAGAGGAAGATGTCTAACAAAAACAAGCAGGGATTATCCAAACTATGGAGGAAGGGGGATATTGATAAGTGCAGAATGGAGAGAATATGAAGATTTCAAGATTTGGGCTTTAAAAAATGGGTATAACGATAAGTTAACTATAGATAGAACAGACCCTAACGGAAATTACGAGCCTTCCAATTGCAGATGGACTACGCACACAGTACAAAATAGGAACACTAGGAAGCTTCAAAAAAATAATACTTCAGGATATAGAGGTGTTTCGAGATTCGGTAAAAAAAGATGGCAAGCAAGAATAACAGTAAACTATGAAGAGATAAGAGTATTATCTGATGAATGCAGATTAAAATGTGCGTATGCCTATGATAGATATGTAAGGCTTAATAATTTGGAACATACTAAGAACTTTTAAAAGTGCTATAATAACATAAAAAAGGAATAATATGAATTTAGTCGATAATGTCTTATTTAAAGATTTTAGTAAGCGAATAGATAAGGATACTGGATTTCTTCATGTAAACGGTGTAGTATCGCGTACAGGCTTACAGGCTTACTATGGGATAGAATTAGGAGATACTGATAATCCTACTAAAACATTTAATATCTACAGACCTAAAGAGGAAGTGCTTAGTCAAGAGAGTTTAGACACTTTTATAAATTCTCCTATATGCGATAATCATCCTGAAGAGTTTGTAACAGTAGATAATCAGAAAGAATTAATCAAAGGAAGTCTTTCAAGTATAGAAACTTATAACAAAGATGGAATAGATTATGTAAAAGCTAAAATTGTAGTTCAAGACAAAAATCTTATAAATAAAATAATGAGCGGTAAGGTAGAATTGAGTGCTGGATATCAGCAAGATTTAATCAAAGAAAAGGGCGAATTTAAAGGAGAGCAATACGACTACAAGCAAACCAATATAAAAATAAATCATGTCGCATTTGTAGATAAGGGAAGATGTGGAAATAACTGTAAAATAACAGCAGATAAAAATAGTATAATAGTCAATAGTAAAAAAAATAACAAAGGAAAATCAATGAAAGTAACGATTGATGGTGTAGAGCATGAAATTACGGATTGTGTTGGAAGACACATAGGTAGTCTTAATTCTAAAATCACGTCTTTAGATGAAGATATGGAAGTGAAAAAGAAAGAACTAGAAGAAAAAGATATGGAGCTTGAAAAAGAAAAAGGCGAAAAAGCCAAAATGAAAGAAGATATGGAAGAAGAAAAAAAGAAAACTTCTGATTCTACAATCGATGCTTTAGTTTCTGAAAAAGTTGAGTTAATGAAAACAGCTGATACTTTAAAAGTTGAAGTTAAATCAACTGATTCTACTTTGGATATGAAAAAATCGATTATTGCTGCAAGTTCTAAAATTGATTTAAACGATAAAACTCCTGAATTTATTGATGGTGTATATCAAACAGTAGTTGATGGTGTAATTTCTAAACAAGTAGCAGTAAAAGAAAGCCAAAAAACAGCGTTCGATGGCTTAGATGGTAAACAGCAAGTAATAACAGATGCACAAGTGTCTGCAAATATGCACAATAGAAGAAAAGAATCTTTTAGAAAGGTAGGTAAATAATTATGGGTGATTCAGTACAATCAGGTGTTTATGCACAATATATGGATGAGGTTTTAGCAGGACAAATCTCTAAAGCTTCTGTAGGTAATAATATTTCAATGGTATTAAAAGATTCTAATGTTGGTTTTGGATTAGCAGTGGTTCAAGGAACAAATGATAATGAAGCAAAAGTTCCAACAGCAGCAAGTGGAAAATTCAGAGGTGTTACAG